CATAGTGATACTGGTAAAACCACAGCGCTACTAGAGGCAGCCGTAAATGCTCAAAAAATGGGAGTATTACCGGTCTTTATAGTCACTGAGATGAAATGGTCTTGGGAGCATGCTAAGGAAATGGGTTTAGAGTTTGAAGAAGTACTAGATGATTCAGGAACTGTAGTAGATTACGAAGGGCATTTTTTATATGCTGATAGAGGTACTTTGAATACAATAGAAGAAGTAGCTGTTTATATTGCCGATCTTATGGATGAGCAAGCGAAAGGTAACCTTCCTTTTGATATGTGTTTCTTCTGGGATAGTATCGGCTCAGTACCTTGTGACTTATCCGTCCGTTCTAATAAGAATAATAACGAATGGAATGCAGGAGCAATGTCGACACAATTCGGTAATAACCTAAATCAAAAGATTCTTTTATCTCGTAAAGAGAACTCTCCGTATACTAATACGATGGTAGCTATCAACAAGGTTTGGACTATGAAACCTGAATCGCCGATGGGAATGCCTAAATTACAGAATAAAGGAGGTATGTCAATGTGGTATGATGCTACTTTAGTTATAACCTTTGGAAACATTACTAACCCTGGTACTTCTAAAATTAAAGCGATTAAGGATGGACTACAGGTAGAGTTTGCCAAACGTACTAACATTCAGGTAGAAAAGAACCATATTGGCGGAGTACAGTCTAGAGGTAGGGTTGTAATGACTTCACATGGTTTTATTCCTGATGATAAAAAAGCAATCGATAAGTATAAAAATGAACATAAAGATCATTGGTTAAAATTAGTAGGTAGTATAGACTTCGACCTTATAGAAGAGGGTGATTTAGAAGAAGAAACTATAAAACCTAACATATTAGACTAATGAGCCAGTTCGATGATATATTAAAAAATCTTAAAGAAACCCCACCCAGAGAATTGAACGATCACATACTAGTGATTGATGCTATGAACATGCTTATTCGTAGCTTTTCATTACTCAAAGCAATGAACCCATCAGGCCATCATGTTGGCGGCCTGGTAGGCTTCTTGCGTTCATTGGGGTATGTTACACGGATATTCGACCCTACTAGAGTAGTAGTAGTATGGGACGGTAAGGGAGGTTCGGCAAACAGAAAGAATATTGACCCTAACTACAAAGCTAACAGAGCAACATCTAGAATAACACACTGGGGACTTTACGATACTAAAGCAGAAGAACAAGAAGCACTCATAGCACAACTTTACAGAACTCAGGATTACTTAGACTGTTTACCTTTACAGCAAATAATAATCGAAAAATTAGAGGCTGATGATATTATAGCATATTTAGCAAAACAAGCATCAAAAAATAATAAAAAAGTTACTATAGTTTCTTCTGATAAAGATTTCTTACAGTTAGTAAATAATAATATTAACGTGTATGCTCCTGTCAAAAAGAAAACATTTACAAGCAGTAATATTTTAGACGAACTTAAGGTATTACCGGAAAATTACAATATAGTTAAAGCACTTCTTGGAGATAACTCTGACAACCTTCAAGGTGTTAAAGGGTTAGGGATTAAGACAATATTATCTGAATGGAAAAGCTTTACATGTGACCCATTAGCATCTCTTCAAGATGTTTGGGATCATTGTGAAACTCAACTAGAAGAAAAAAAACCAAAAAAGATATTTGCAAAAATATTACATAATTGGGATAGAGTAGAAACTAATTATGAATTAATGAATTTACATAAGACTGTGTTGGATGATAGAGAAAAAGACCATATATTAAATGTAATAAAGCAAGAAATACCAAACCTACAGACAGGTGCATTTCTGCATTTATTAGATCAGGATAAAATAGAAGGTATTACAAAAAATACAGAAGGTTGGTTAGAAAACTTTCGAGGATTAACAGTTTTCAAAAAATAAGTTATAGATGACATTAAAAGCATTAAATCAATACGGAAAAGGATTTCAATTAAAAGTACTAGGTTCTTTACTAACGGATAAGTCTTTCTTACAAAACGTAAGAGACGTATTATTAGAAGAATATTTTGATTCTGATGCTCATAAGTGGATAATTAATCAAATAGTAAGGTACTTTGATAAATACCATACAACAGTAAGTATGGACGTACTAAAAGTAGAACTACAAAAAGAAGATAATGACATTCTACAGATAGCATTAAAAGAAGAGTTGCGAAACTCGTACCAAGCATCTCAAGAAGACCTAGAATACGTACAAGAAGAGTTTCAAACATTCTGCAAGAATCAAGAAATGAAGCAAGCTATCTTAAACTCAACAGACCTGCTTAAAGAAGGTGATTTTGATGGTATTAGGAATACTATTGAGAAAGCTATGAAAGCAGGAATGGATAAAAATATTGGACATGAATATAATAAAGATATTGAGACGCGTTATAGATCTGATTACCGTCCTACCATTGCTACTCCTTGGCCTATTCTTAATGATGCTATTCAAGGAGGGTTTGGGCCTGGGGACTTGGGTATCGTATTTGGTAATCCTGGTGGCGGTAAGTCATGGACTATGGTTGCTATTGCTGCTCATGCTGTTAAGCTTGGTTATAAAGTCAATTATTACACTTTGGAGCTCGGGGAAGATTACGTTGGTAAAAGATTTGACTGCTATTTTACAGGATACTCTATTGATGAAGTTAATAAACACAGAAAAGAAGTACAAAAAGTAATAGATAACTTAAAAGGCAGGTTGATTGTAAAAGAATACGCTCCTAAGAGTGCAACTGTAAATACAATTAAATCACATGTTCAGAAATGTATAGATATGGAACATAAACCGGATCTTATCATTATTGATTATGTAGATTATTTAAGAGGACCTTCTAAAGGAAGGGGATATGAAAAAAAAGACGAAATAGATGATGTATTTATAGCAACTAAAGGATTAGCAAAGGAACTTAAAGTTCCAATCCTGACACCATCTCAGGTTAATAGAATGGGTGCTAAAGATTCGATTATAGAAGGAGATAAAGCAGCAGGTTCTTATGATAAGATGATGGTTGCAGACATCTGTTTATCGTTGTCAAGACAAAAAGAAGATAAAGTATTAGGAACCGGACGAGTACACGTTATGAAAAATAGATATGGTATGGATGGAATGACATATAACGTAAAAATGGATACTAATAATGGACATATAGAGTTTGATGGTAAAACAGACCTTGAAGAACTGGATAGAGAAAGTGACGGACCTACGTTTACCTTATCAAGAGAAAAAATGTCGGAATTATTTGACAAAAAGTAGAATATATATCCTATTTATGAAAGCATCTCCAATAAACCTTGCCCTTCTATTGGAGATTTTTTAATCTAACATTAACAAATTATAATTTTTAAACTATGAAGAAAGACATATTCGAACCAAGCGAAGATGTTAGAGGAAATGATTATCCTCATTTACTAAGATATGCAAATGTAATATGGGAAGCTTTTTGGACACCTGAACATTTCGATTACGATAGAGATGTACGTGATTTTAAAACTAAATTTAAACCTCATGAACAAGAAGCAATGAAAAGGTCGATGTTGTGTATAGGTGTTGTGGAAAATAAGGTAAAAACATCTTGGGCAAGAGTCGATATGAGATTACCTAAGACAGAAATAGCTGATGCAGGACATGTCTTTGCCGGAAACGAAGTTGTACATAGAAGAACATATAAACAAGGGTTAGACCTATTAGGGTTAGATACTGTGTTTGAAAACGTTATGGATATTCCACAAATAGCAGGAAGAGTTAATTATTTAAACAAGTACCTTAAAGGATATACATCCAGATCGAACAAAGAATTCACAAAATCATTAATTTTATTTACTTTACTGGTGGAGAATGCAAGTTTATTTGCTAACTTCTTAACAATATCAGCATTCGGTAAATACAAAAATATATTTACAAATTTTACAACTGTAGTAAACGCAACTTCAAAAGAAGAAGCAATACATGCCCAGTTTGGAGCCGAACTAATTAAAATAATTAGAGAAGAAAATCCTGATTGGTTTGATGATGAAATGGAAGCTAAAATACGTAGAAATATCAGAAAAGCATTTAAAGCTGAAGATGAATTAATTGACTGGGTATTTGAAAAAGGAGAATTAGATTTTATGCCTAAAGCTGTTATTAAGGAATATACAAAACAGAGATTGAATCACGGATTAGAATTACTTGGATACAAAAAAGAGTATGAAGTAGATAAAGAATTACTAAAACCAACAGAATATTTTGATAGAATGGCAAAAGCACCAATAGCTTTCGATTTCTTCGCACAAAAAAGCACAGATTACAATAAACAAAACTTAATTACAGAAGACGCATGGGACTAAATTTGGAATGGCTCAGAGATGAAGAGCAAATAGAAATGTTAAAAAGAGGTTACTTAGATGAAGGAGAAACACCTGAACAAAGATTCCAAACTATATGTGACACAATACAGAAATACTCTAATAAGTTAGCAAAAACAGAAGAATCTAAAGAATATGTAGAGGATATTGGTAAAAGATTTGAAAAATATATATCAAAGGGATGGGCATCATTTTCAACACCCATAATTAGATCCTTTGGTTCTAAATCTAATCTACCAATAAGTTGTAATCATGCTTTATTAGAAGATTCTATGGATGGTATATTCAGAAGAATGTATGAAACTGGGATACTAGCTAGTAAAGGATCAGGTACTGCAATTACTATATCAGACCTTAGGTCTATAGGAGAAAAAATATCTTCAGGAGGTGAAGCTAACAGTATCATAGATTGGATAGAACTTTATGCAGATATGATTGCTAAAACAGCCCAAAATTCTCAAAGAAGAGGTTTTGTAACTGTATATTGTGATGTAAATCATCCTGAAATTATGGATTTTTTAGATATTGGTACTGAACGTATACCTAAAGATAAACAAAGATTTTTAAGTACTATTACTACAGCAGTTGTTCTTCCTGAAGGGTTTAGACAGGCATTAAAAGATGGAGATAAAGAAAAAAGAAAAATATTTACTAAAATATTAAATACCAGAAAAGAAGCAGGTTTCCCATATATTCTTGATGTTGAAAATTCTAACAAAGGAATATGTCAATCCTATCAAGATAAAGGATTAAAAATACGCAGTGCTAACATTTGTGCTGAAGCTATAGAATATACTGATTATGAAAAAACATTTGCATGTTGTTTATCTTCCATAAATTCTTATTATTGGGATGAAATAAAACAAGATCCTAACTTTTTATTTGATATGAATATTATGTTAGACTGTGTTATAGAAGAATATATAGAAAAAGGGAAAAAAGTCCCTGGTATACAATCAGCTATTAAATTTGCAGAAGAACATAGGGCAATAGGGTTAGGAATTTCATCTTTCCATTCATATTTACAAAAGAATTTAGTTGCTTTTGGTTCACTTGCATCTTTTAGTATTAATAAAGATATTTTCTCTACTATGAGAAAAGAAGGAGATAGAGCATCAAAATGGATGGCAAAACATTTTGGTGAACCTAAAATGCTAGAAGGATATGGTGAACGTAACACAAGTAGAATGGCTCAAGCCCCTAAAAAATCAACTAGTTTTATAGATGGTGGGGTTACAATGGCTTTTAGTGAAGGTATAGAACCACATAAAATAAATTATGGTGAAAAATCGTTTGCTAAAATACAAGTAGAATGGAAAAACCATGAGCTAAAACAACTTTTAGAATCTAAAAATAAAAACACAAATGAAGTATGGGATAGTATATTAATTCATGGGGGGTCGGTACAACATTTAGATTTTTTAGATGAACATGAAAAAAATGTATTTAAAATTTTCCATGAAATATCTCAAGTAGATGTAGTTAACTTGGCAGCTCAAAGACAAAAATATATAGATATGGGTCAATCTCTTAATTTGGCTATACATCCAGAGGCTTCACCTAAAGATGTAATAAAATTACATTTAGAAGCTTTTGATAAAGGACTTAAATCTTTATACTACCAATTTAATTTAAATGCTGCACAACAATTTTCACAAGAATTATTAACTTGTAGTGCATGTGAAGGATAGATATTAAACTTTTAAAAATTTTTGCAAGGGGAATGAGTTAACATTCCCCTATCCCATATGTATAATTAAATCATATATTCATTTCTTCCCTCAAAAATGAATTATTTAAAAGTATATAATGGAATTAGAAGTATTAAGATTTAGTTCAAATAGTGATTCTACTTTAGGATTATTATTTGATGTTACTAAGGGAAGAAAATTTTTATGTTTTACTTTAGAAGATGAATATAGAAAGAATAAGATACAAGGAGAAACTAGAATCCCTTCTGGAACTTATCCTATAACTCTTCGTACTGAAGGGGGTTTTAACCAAAGATATACTGAAAAATTTGGGAGTACCTTTAATAAAGGAATGTTATGGGTTAGAAATGTACCTGGTTTTGAGTATATTTTAATTCATATAGGAAATGATGATGATGATACTGAGGGATGTTTACTAGTAGGAGATTCACAAAACCAAAATATTACAAGAAGTGGATTTATAGGATCGTCAACTGATGCTTATAAAAGAATATACCCACCAATTGCTGATACTTTAGTAAATGGGGGTCAAGTAAATATAACTTATATAGATTATGATAATGTTTTATAAAAAAAATAAATGAAAACAACAAGTACAATAACCTATTTAATTTTATCTGTGAGTACAACTTTAGCTTTTATATGTTCTTATTTTATGAACATAACAGCAACAAACATAGAACAATATTTAGCAATAGCTATGGTAGTATTTGCTGATGGTTTTTTTGGTATAGTTAAGGGAACAAAAACTGAAGGATTTAAAACTTATAAAGCTCTTAAAATTTTAAAAACTTTATTTTTTTGGGTGGTAATTTTAACTGTTATATTAACCATAGAAAAAGGATTTACAGGAACCCAATGGTTAAGTGAAACTATTCTTGCTCCTTTTTTAATATTTCAATTTATAAGTATTCTTAAAAATGCTTCAATGTCCGGGTTTATTTCTAATGATTTACTAAATATTTTAGTGGATAAAATAGATAAACATAAAGGAAAAAGAAATGATATTCTTCCTTAATTTTTTTAATATTTATAATAAATAAAAAATAATATAAAATGTCTTATAAAAATAACCCTCCTAGAGATTGGCAAAGTTTCTTAAAATTAAAAGAAAACCAAAATCTACCTATATTAGAAGTTAAAAGAAGATATATAAAACAACAATTATTATTTGAAAATGCCTACATAGCATATCAACAATCTATACTACATAATAAGGTACAAGGGGGAAAAAAAGATACAGATACAGAAATTCTAGCAATAGAGTTAGTAACTGAAAATGAAGAGTTTATTTTAGCCGAAGATGGTAGATTTATAGAAG